GTGGTCGACAAGCCCGCCGATAAGTGATCCGATATCAGGGGCGTTGCAAACACCGCGGCGCCCCTGTATCGTGACGACGGGCGGTTCTCGCTCGAATCTGGAGGCACGATGCCATGCCGTGGTACTATTGCTTAGCGCTTGCTGCGCCATGGGCTGTGACATGGCACTCGCTGCGCTCGCTGCACAGGAAGGTAGACAATCTCATGTCCGACGTTCAGACTCTCTCCGATACCCTCGACGCCATCGCGACCGACGTGTCCACGGTCGCCGCCGAGATGAGCTCGCTCGAGCAGGAACTGCAGACGCTGCAGAACAGCACTCCGCCCGAGGTCGATCTGTCCGGCGTTATCGCGAAGGCGAACGCGATCCGCTCGTCGCTCGAGGCGATCGGCACGACGGCCACCGAGCCGGCCCCGACGCCGACCGAGGCAGCCCCGACCGATGACACGCCGCCGGTGGACGAGACGCCGGTGGACGAGACGCCGGCTCCGGTGGACGACGTTCCGCCGGCTTCGTAAAATAGGTGTTGACAGGGGCTTTGGCCCCTGTCATATCCCGAAACAGGCCGACGATGCGTCCCGCTCCGCAAAGTCCTTCGCCCTTGGGCGTAGCAGTGGCACCGTTATCTCGGAGAGCGTGGCGAGTTTCGTCGGGGTGTAGCGCAGGCTGGTAGCGCATCTGGTTTGGGACCAGAGGGTCGCAGGTTCGAATCCTGCTACCCCGACCATAGTTCCCCGCAAGGGGCGCGTGACACCGAAGCCAAAGTACACGGCGTGCTGTTACGCGATAAGTGGGGTCACGGCCGGCCAAAAGCTGGACATCACCGTGACAGCGGGGTCGGAGTGATGACCGGCCTCGCACCCTTGGTCTTGCTGGGCTCGCAGACGAGCTAGGCGCGGTGTCTTTATGCCGCGTTCGCCCTAAGCGCCGATAGGCCGGGCAGCAACGAGTGCGGATGATCGCAGTAGGGCTCTCTGCGGATGCGGTCACGGGGTGGCTCCCCGGCCCAAGCCAGCCACGGCCCATCCGGCTGCGGAGCCGGTGCGGTAGACGCTGGGATTTAATCAACCCCATGCCCGGAATGATGTACCGGCGAGTGCTGACACCGCGAAACACCGTCGAGGGCGTCGAGTGCAAACTCGGCGCCCTTGGTGCGTAATATTCCATTTGACGGCACTCGCGTGAGCGACCATGTTGAGGCGTCCCCCCTCCCGGGTGGCAGTGTCCTCCAGGCACGGCAATGCCCGCGAAGCTTCGGTTTCGCGGGCATTGTTACATCAGAAAGAAATCGCTTGCGGTTTGCGATCGTCGGGGATATCGTGTCTGTCCTGTCAACTGGAGGACATCATAATGCCAGAGCAAAAGTATTGGCTCGCGCCTGTTCCCGCGAAATGCGAGATCTCGGGTTGCGAGTTTAACGGCGTCATGTATGACGCGAAGATTCCTGGCGGTGGCTGGGCGAATATTGCTTTCGAGACATTCACGCGTCTCGGCTGCTCGCTCGGTGTCGGCCGCGGCCAGAAATATCGCAAGCAGGACGACGGCCGGTGGCTCTGCGTCGCCGGTAGTCCGGAAGCAGCAACGCTGGAGGACGTCGCATGAGCGGTCGTATCTCTGGCAAGCTCAGCTTGCGCATCCAACTCAGCGACGACGACAAGCGTCAGATCGCGAGTGAAGCAGAATATCGCCGCGCGCAGCAGCCGTCCATGGCACGGCGCATGCTGCAAGCCGAAGCTAGCGAGCGCGCCGAACGCGGCGAGCCGTACAACGAGCGGAGGGGCGGCTAATGGCGAAGCAAGTCGACATGACGCGAGCACGCAAGCAAGCTCTGCCGCTCATTCTTCGCGCAGCTCGCGCGGCAACTCGGCATGTGCCGATGAGCGACGAGGGACGGCGCGAGCTCAACGAAGCACTGGAGACATTCAGTGGCGTCTAAGCCCCTCCCCTACACAAAGACGACGGTCTTCTCCTATAACGGACAACCATACCCGGACGAGAAAAGCGTCGTTCGCGCCGCGGTCGAGCACGCGCTCGGCAACGCGGGTATCGCAACCACAGTCATGCGCGAGTGCTGTGCCTTGGCACCGCTGCTCGCGCGGGCCTGCGAACTGGGGCTCGGCACGCAACCGCCGGTGACCCCGAAAGACGAGTAACGTCTTCGTAACACCTGGTCGATACATAGCTCATATCGACCAGGTACGGAGACGAACAATGAACTACGCAGAAGCAGCATACTTCGAGGGCAACCACTGCCAGCACGTCGCAACATATGCTGACGCCAAGTGGATCAACGAGCGCCGCAAGCGTGCTGCTCATGACTTCCGCGGCACCGAGCGTCGGCGCGAGGGCGGCACACACTGAGGACGACAATGAACCTGTTTGTTTGGAAGCGCGCTGAGCTTGTGACGTGGCGCGAACACAACGAAGCCGGTGTGGTTATCATCGGCCTCAACCTCGCAAACGCGCGACACCTCTTCAAGCTGTGGCAGCAAGAACATTTGTGTTGGCGCGACAACTGCGACGTCTACACTGTCGAGCCCGACATGGCGATTCCGATCGCACCGCGGGCACATGAAGTGCTTGTTTTTCCCGACGCGGGTTGCTGTTGACAAGCGCGCAAGGCGCCCCGCATATTAGGGCACTATGCACGCGCCATATATCTTTTCAGACATGCCAGTGGACATCGCAGTGGCATTGTCTGCCGACGAGCGCAAGTTCCTGCAAGAATATATCGCTGATCTCGACACAGTCGAGGCCGTCAAACGATCGGGCGTCTATAAGGGGCGTGCACCGAACGCTAACACTTTTGCAGCCTGCGGCAACCGCATCCTTGAGAAGCATCACGTCAAAGTGGCATTGCACTGGCTGCAATCGTACCGCGCGCGTCATTCCGAAGTCAACGCAGAACGGGTGCTCATGCGCCTGTGGTCGATCGCAACCGCGGACGCTAGCGAGATCAGCGCTGTCCGCGTGTTCTCGTGCCGTAACTGTCACGGCGAAGATTTCTTGTACCAGTGGATCAACGAAACTGAGTTCAACTTCGCCAAAAAGATCAATGACTTGTCAAGCGACGAAGGCGGCTTTGGCTACGACCCCGAACGGCGTCCGAACAAGGACTGCCCACACTGCAAGGGGCTCGGCGAGCGAGCTGTCTTCCTCACTGATACCCGCGATTACACGCCGGACGCGCGCCTGCTCTACAAAGGGGCGAAGCACACGCGGCACGGGATCGAAGTGATGACTCATGACTCGATGCGCGCAATGGACATGGTCGCGCGAATTCTTGGCCTCTACAACGAAGGTGATCCGAATGATAACCAAATGAAGATTATTGTGGAAGGGGGTTTACCAGACTAGGTTTCCAGTTGTCCTTAGTGTAAAAGGATGAGATTGGAGGGCATAAACTGGAGACACGTCATGAGTTATTTCCGCGACATTATTAATCCGCTGGGTCCCGAGTATGGGGCAACAGCCCGCGCCGCAGATTCGGCTGCTGAGACATCGCAAGCGATGAACGACATGCTAGAACTGGCGATGGCGCTTGACGAGAACGACCGTCGGCGCGTTGCCGAGCAAATCTATGGTCGCAGGCAGCGCGCGGCTCGAGATGCTGATCGTAATCGTATCTTCAAGTACATTGTGCTTGCGCTGCTCGCTACTTTGTGCGTCATCGTGTACCAGCTTGGTGACGATAGATCCGCCATTAGCGGCGCTTACAGGGCGTTTATGTCGACCCCCTCCCCTGCGACGCCGCGCAACGCGGGCGCCCCTGCAAGGGCGGTTAGGGCGCCCGACAACATGCAGCGCACGCGATGAAGGAGGCGCGCGTCGTCCTTCCTACGCTGCACGAAGGGCAGATCCGCGCGCTAACAGCTAAGCTGCCAAGCGATCGGCAGCTATCGATCTCGCCTGATTTTCACGAAAACGCCGGTGGCAAGCGCAAGGGCGTTCGGTGCGGCCGACGCTGGGGCAAGACGGCTCTCGACCAGGTGTGGCTTGGCGATGGCGCCATAAAAGGCTTTCCAACCGCGATCTTTGCGCCTGATTATAAACGCATGTCCGAAGTCTTCGAAGAGATGAAGGTCATGCTTAAACCCGTGACCGTCAAGCGCGGGGGCGCGAATAAAACGGACGGCGTGATCCGCCTGGTGACAGGGGGCCGCGTCGACTTCTGGACGCTCGAGGACGAAAACGCGGGCCGGTCGAGGAAATACAAGCGAGCGGTCATTGACGAAGGCGCGTTCGCCAAGTCGAATATGACCGCGGTGTGGGAACGCGCTATCGAGCCCACGCTGCTCGATCTTAATGGCGACTGCATGGTCACCAGCAACACAAACGGCATTGATCCAGACAACTTCCTCTGGAAGATCTGCAATGACCCGAAAATGGGCTTTATCGAAGTTCACGAGCCGACGTGGAATAATCCTCACGTTCCGGGGCGCCTGTTCGAGCATACCATGCCGTCGCAGATGGATCCTAGCGACCCAGATTATGCACCGCTTAAGGCGAAGCTCGACGCACTGCACGCAGAACACCGTGCCGCCTACTTCTCGCGGCTCAAAGATCGCACGCACCCGCTCGTCTTCGCGCAAGAATACGAAGCCGAGTTCGTTGATTGGTCGGGCGCTGCCTTCTTCACGCCAGACAAATGGCTTGACGAGTACGGCAATCCTTATCCCGATCCGACGCGAGTTGATACCGTGTTTGCTGTCGTGGATTCGGCTGTCAAGGCCGGCTCCGAAAACGACGGCACGGCCGTTGTCTACTTCGCGCGGAACAAGTACACGGGCGTTCCCCTGTACGTCATCGACTGGGACATCATTCAGATCGAGGGCGCGAATCTGTACCCTTGGCTCGAGATGATCTTTGCCAATCTGACTGCGCTCGCGCAACGCCTCGGTGCACGTGAAGGCGTCCGCGGGGTATGGGTCGAGGATAAAGCATCGGGGTCGATCTTGCTGCAGCAAGCGAAAAAGATGCGCTCGGACGTGTTCCCGATCGCAGGACAGTGGATGTCATTCGGTAAGGACGAACGTGCACTTGCCGTGTCGTCCTATCACTATCAAGGCAACGTAAAGATTCTGCGTTGTGCATACGATAAAGTAACGCTATACAAGGGCGCGCATCGTAACCATCTCGTCGGGCAAGTCGCGGGTTTCCGCATTGGCGACAAGGACGCAGCGAAGCGTGCTGACGATCTGCTGGACGCCTATGTCCACGGTCTTGAGCTGACATTCGGGGACGGCAAAAGGACGGGCTAACGCGCATGGGCACGATAATCGAACGCGGCGCGAATCTCGGCAATGCGCTGCAGTCGCTGCTTGTCGCCGGCGATATCGTCCCGGGTGATAGCGCAGGGTATGAGCTCTGCAAGACCATCTACTTGCATCACCCGCACGGCTCGAAGATCGTAGATCGTCCGATCACCCTTGCGATCTCGAAGCCTCGCAAGTTGACTGTGCCGAACGCCGCGAACGATGGCACCGACCTGGTCGAGGCGTTCGAGAAGCAGTGGCAAGCCGACGAGTGCAATGAGCATCTGGTCAACGTCGCACGCCTCGCGCGCATCTACGGTCCCGCATCCATCGGCGTGGTTGTCAAGGATGACGATTCCGAGAGCCCGCTCGACTTCAAGACGCTCGCTAAAGCAACGATGTCCTATAACGAGTGGGATCCGCTCAACACGTCGGGGTCGCTTGTCTTCAACCAGGACCCGAACGCGCTCGACTTTCAGAAGACGAATGGCGTCCGCGTTAGCGGTGTCAACTACGATCGCAGCCGCGTGGTCGTTCTGCAACACGAGAACCCGCTCTACATCGCGTATGAGTCGTCCGGATACGGCTACACTGGCCGCTCGGCATATCAGCGCTCGCTGCTGCCCCTTAAGCAGTTCATCCACGTCATGGCGGCGAACGGCATGGTGGCGCTCAAGGCCGGCGTGCTCATCGCGAAGATCCAGCAACCAAGCTCTGCCGTCGATCGCATCATGGCAGGGTTCATCGGCAACAAGCGCCAGCTGGTGAAGGAGGCCGAGACCGGCAACGTCATCTCGATCAGCACGGACGAGGAGATCGAGACCCTCGACCTGCAGAATGTGGATGACGCGATCAACGCGGTTCGCCGGAACATCATCGAAGACATTGCCGCGGGTGCAGGCATGCCCGCGAAGCTGCTGCTGGAGGACACGTTCGCGGTCGGCTTCGGCGAGGGCACCGAGGACTCGAAGGCGATTGCTCAATATCTCATGAGCGTCCGCGATTGGCTCAAGCCGATCTATGAGTTCCTCGACCGGTGCACGATGCACCGTGCCTGGAACGAAGAGTTCTTTGCAGCAATGCAAGACAAATATCCCGAGCAGTATGGCAACGTCGATTATGCCACAGCCTTTGCCGAATGGCAAAACGCTTTCTTGGCAGTCTGGCCGAACCTGCTCGAGGAGA